TGCAACAGCGACAGCTGGTGCGGGTAGCAATTCTACTCATGCTTTTGTCGCAAACTCAAAAACTAGCGATGTTGCCTTGGGTCACACTTCTGGTGACGCCTTTGTACAAATGGAACTATCAGAACTATCTGCCTCATATAAGTTTCCTACCTTCCGTCTCACAGAGCAAAACACTAAAGGCTCAAGCTCCAGAAATTATAAGTTTGCTGATCTTTTTGGTGTTAAGCAGACGTTTGACAATGAATCAGATGAAACCTCTATGTATGCAAACAAAGATTACTTTGATATCGCTCGTGCTCTTCCAGCTGGATTGGATATCCATACAGCAAATGGAACTAGCACAGAAGTAGCGTTTGTATTTTCCCTAGATGAAATAGTCGAAACTTCAAGTGGCAAATTTTATTACTCCTCTGGGTCTCATTCTGCCACAAATTCTGTAACAGCAAACTCAGGCTCCGAGAATCTTCTTGTTACGCAGAAAGTAAAGCAATTCAGAGCACCATTTATGGGTGGATTCGATGGAGTTGATGTTACTTTAACTGATCCGTTCTCAAGTATAATCGCACTCGCTGGTAAAAGTGAAACTACATCTTATGCTTATTACTCTGTTGACAAAGTTCTTGACTTGGTTTCTGATGAAGAGCTTGTTAGTTACGATGTAATCTCAATGCCTGGATTGATCAACTCTTCATTACAAAGAGAACTGCTTAATAACACAGCTGATAGAGGAGATGCCTTGGCTATCGTTGATCTGGATGGTGGATATAAAGCAAAGCATGAAAATAGTGGAACAGAAGTTATACCACTAGTGTCGACAGTTGTAGCAGCAGCAAAAACTGCTGATTATAACACAAGTTATGGAGCTACTTATTATCCTCCAGTTAGACTTGGTGCTAGTGAAAATGTTGTTGTTCCTTCTTCAGTAGCTGGTGTGGGCGTTCTAGCTCAAAGTGATGCGCAATCTGGTGCACCATGGTTTGCTCCAGCAGGTTTCAACCGAGGAGGTCTCGGAACTCTTGGTGGAAGTCAAGGCCCTAAAGTTTCACAAGCGGTTGAGAATCTGAACAAAGCAGATCGCGATGATCTTTACCAAGTAAACATCAATCCAATTGCAAATTTCCCAGCAGAAGGTCCCGTTGTATTCGGGCAGAAAACACTTCAACAAACACCAAGCGCTCTCGATAGAATCAATGTTCGTCGTTTGATGGTGTTCCTTAAGAAGCGTATTGGCGCTGTTGCTCGTACAATCTTGTTTGACAACAATGTTAGCGCAACTTGGAATCGCTTTAAAGCACAAGCAGAGCCTATACTCGCAGATGCTAAATCACGATTTGGGCTTGCAGAGTACAAACTCGTTCTTGACGAGAGTACAACAACACCTGATTATATTGATCGCAATATCATGTATGCTAAAGTTTTCATCAAACCAGCCTACGCAATCGAGTTTATCGCAATCGATTTCAATATCACACGCTCCGGAATTGAGTTCTAAACTATTTACAGTATTAATGGAGAAAATATATAATGGCTAATTTTTGGACAAGCAACAATGTAGAACCTAAAAGAAATTTTAGATTTCAAGTTCAATTCACTGGACTTTCCGCCGATGGGGACACTACTAGTGACATTCTATGGTGGGCAAAAACCGTGACCACACCAGCTTTTGATGTATCTGAGGTCGAACACAATTACTTGGACAACAAGTTTTACTTTCCCGGGCGTGTTTCTTGGAATGAAGTCTCTCTAACTTTAGTTGATCCGATTTCCGTTGATGCCGTTTCTCAAACGAACAAATTATTAGAGGCGCAAGGATATAAGGTACCAGCGAACGAAGGCATGGTTGAAACCATGTCAAAGAATAAAGGAACTGTTGCTTTGGGTAATGTGCTTATTACAATCTTTGGTGCTGAGGGTAACATAGTAGAGCAATGGTTACTTAACAACCCTTTCATTAAATCTGCTAAGTTTGGAGATTTAGATTACTCAAGTGATGATCTTCGAACTGTTGAGATTACTGTTCGATACGATTGGGCAACATGCGATACTGGGGGAAATGATAAATCCCCGAATGGTTTGGCCAAGAAGTATTTTGAACCACAATCATAATAGAGGTGTAAATGTCTAACAAACCCTTCTGGTCAACCGGTATAGAGCCGCTGAGAAAGTTTCGCTGGAGGCTACATTTTGGCACCGGTGATAATCAGGTGATGATGTGGTGGGCAAAAAGCGTTCAACAGCCGGCAGTGGTGTACACAACAGCAGATTATCAGCTTAGAAACTATAAACTGAAATATATAGGAGTTGTTGATTGGGAACCAATAGAAATAACTTTGGTTGATATTGGAGGTGAAGGCGTTAAGTATTTTGGTGATTTAACCACAACTCGCGATGGGGAACTCACTGCTCCCAGATCACCAAAGAAGACAAACTTTAGAATTGAAAAAATTGATGACATGGGAAACCCTATAGAAGAATGGACTTTTATAAGACCATTTATAATATCAGCAGACTTTGGAGAACTTAGCTATGAAGACGATGGGTTTGTTGAGATTAAATTGAAAATTGCATATGACTCCGCAAAACTACAAAAATTATAACAAGAGGTATAAATGAGCAGAAACAAAGATAGGCTCGGAGGCCACACTCCAGCACCAGCGGAAGCCCCAACTCAAGCGGTTGAGAAGGCTTTTGACCCATTAAGCTTTGTCGCACCGACAGAGTTTGTTGAACTCCCTTCAAAGGGAAATTACCCAATAAACCACCCACTTCACAAGGTGGAAGTTTTGGAATTAAGATATATGACGGCAAAAGAGGAAGATATCCTTTCCTCTCAAACTCTTTTAAAGAAAGGAATCGCTATAGAGAGAATGTTACAATCGCTCATACTTGACAAGAACATAAAAGTATCAGACATGTTAGTTGGAGATCGTAATGCGTTGGTAATTGCTGCTAGAATATCCGGATATGGCGCTTCTTACCAAACACAAATTGGATGTCCTGCATGTGGAACGAGAAGTCCTTTTGATTTTGATTTGAACCAAAGAAAGATAAAAGAGTCTGAGATAGATGAAAGGCTTACAATGCAATTGTTGGACAATGGAAACTTTTCATGCAAGATGCCTTTTTCCAAATTCAATATTGAGTTCAAGCTACTCAATGGAAGAGATGAGCAAACCTTGGCAAAACTAAGCACAGATAAAAAGAAAAGAAAAATGGCTGAGACTATGCTAACCGATCAATTTAAACTCATGATTGTTGGAATCGAAGGTCACAAAGACAAGTCAGTTATAAACAAATATGTTGATAATATGCCAACTTTAGACTCTAGACATCTCAAAGCATGCTATAAGATGGCTGCACCCGATGTTGAAATAAAACAAGAATTTGAATGTACTTCTTGCGGACATATGCAAGAAATGGAGGTTCCGTTTAATACGGACTTTTTTTGGCCTGGATGATAAATATTCTCAATCTCTTTATGAGCAAATGTTTCTAATGAAACATTATGGTGGGTGGTCTTTTATCGAGATCTATAACCTTCCAATTGGATTAAGAAACTGGTTCTGTCAGAGAATGGTAAAACAATTTGAAGACGAAAAGAAAGAGATGGAGAAATCCTCCAAGAGAAGAAGATAATGCCCTCATGGGCATTTTTTTGTAGAAACTATTTATGTTAAGGAGAGATGTGTATGCTTGTAGTTGATTTAGAAAAAGCCAAAAGAACCTTGAACGAAACATTTTCCGAGATGCTTGGATCTTGGACAAAAACAATATTGAGGTTTATGTATGGAGATGATGTCAATATCGTTGCTAATCTCAATGAAGATGAAAGAGAGCCTGAATTTATAATTCGAGGCAAATATAAAGATGTGAAAGCATATGCCATGGCAATAACTGCTGAGAAGGAGTTCCTTGATGCTTATCGCGATTTTGGAACAGAACACCCTCAAACCCAAAAGAAAAGACAAGAACTAAGAAACAAGGTTGATCATTTTGAGCAAATTACAACTCTAAAATGGCCATTTAAAGATGAGGACTAATAGATGGATATA